TTAGCCGGCGGTCAGGTCAAGCCCCAGCAGGCCCAGCAGAATCCGTAGCGCTGGCGTGAAGTCGACGGTCGGCAGGTCGAGGCCGAAAGCCTTGGCAAAGGGCTGGATCACAATCCCGTAAAGGATGATGAAGGTCAGGCCGTACAGCAGGATGGCGCGCGGGGTAAAGTAGTTCTTGTTCCGCTCGCCTTCCAGCGTGGCATCGGCCTGCTTGCCGCTGCGCTCATGCGCCTGGTCGGCACGCTTATTGCTGTCCGGCACGACACGGTCGAAGACCTTTTCGCCGATACCAAGCAGCCGATCGATAATCGGGATGCCAAGGCCCATGTCACACCTCCGGGAAAATCTGCAGCCAGACGAGACGTATGGCGATCAGCACCCACCACAACCAGGACAGGCCACCAAAGAACCACAGCGTCAGACCCGGCTGACCCCAGATCAGGGCAGCGATCAGCCACAGGCCAAGGATGACGGAAAGGCCGGTGCCGGCAATGACGCCGAGCACCAGCAGGATCATCTGTGCGTAATCGCCGTGCATGTCAGATCCCCTTACCGCGTGCAGGCGGGGGGAGTCGCATGTTGTTGACCGGGAACAGACCCGCCTCAACCACGCAGCCCTTCTGTTCGATGATCACCACCATGACTGGCGCCTGGGGGTGGATGACGACGGTGACCGCGTCACCGGTAAAAGCGGATGCCGGCGGCGCAGCGTTGTACTGGTCGACCATCTTTTTGGCCTCGGGGCCAACGTAGAGAACGACTTCGGCTTCCGGCACTTCGGCCTTCAGGTCGGCCACCAAGGCTTCTGCCGTACCCTGCGAACAGGCCGGAGCGGCGTGGGTGCGGCCGATGCCAACCAGCAGGCCAAGGGTGAAAATGGTCACGAATAGAATGCGCATGGCGGTATCCTTTCAGGATGATGGTGCCTTTTTAGCAACACACTGGTTACGGGTCTTTAAAGAAAAGGTGGTTTCCGTGCTGCCAGATCGATGGCTTTGTCCTGCACCAGTGATCCGCCGCGACCTTGTCGTAGGCTGCTTTCGTCAGGTAGTGCGTGGCACCGCCGGTGGGGTCAATGATCCGGCCATCGACCGCGTCCTCCGCAATGCGCAGCAGACCGGCCAGCGCCGGATCGGTCAGATTCAAAGCCTTCATCTTCGGCAGATTGGGGTCACCAGCGTTCCAGCAACTGAACTGTCGCGGCCGGAGACAGGCTTGTTTGAAAGTGCCGTCGCCAAACAGCGGATGCGGCGTGCCCCATTTGGCCTGGTACCGGGCGCCGCGCATCACGCGCGTACAGATGACCGCCGCAACAGCCTTCTGGCCAGTCTCACCCTCGCCGCGTGCCTCGCCCCAGAGCGTGCGCGCCAGGACATCGAGCGCGAAGGCGCGGTCTTCGGTCAAAGCCGCTTCCTCCAGTAGAGCGCCAGCTTGTGATTGCTGTTCCATGGCAATTTCGGTTCGAACATCCGGAAGCCACAGGCTGCCAGGCTGTTGGCGCTGGCGGGATTTTCGCAGGTATCCGAGAACAGCCAGTCCCAACCCAGCCGCCGGGCCTTGGCCTCGCGTACCCGGATCATGCGTTTCTGCAGCCCATTGCCGCGGTGTTTCGCTGCCACGCCTGCGCGAATCAGGTAGCCGGCATTGGCGTAGCGATACGATGGGTAGAGCCCGCAATAACCGACAGCCTGGCCAACACCGTTGTAAACCAGCCACCAATGACCGCGAAGAAGATCGGGCACTTCGTCTTCCCGGAGGGTTATGCGGTGTAGTTTCTCGATCGTCTCGCTGATCTCGCTGTCGGCGGTGTCAACTTCACGAATGAAAAACTTGCCGGTCATAACCGCCATTCTCCTTCGATGATGTTGATCAGGCTGCGCTTGCCGTTTCGATAGATCACGCAATGGGTGTGCATCCAGGAGCTCGGCCCCTTCTGGTATTCAAGGCCAAGCCGCGACGAGGTGCCGACCTGATAGGCACCATCCTTGATGCCAGGGCTATGGCTGTGACCGATCACGGTCTTGACGCCGATACGCGTGAAGCCATTGCGGGTGCCGCGCGCCCCGTTGGGGCCGGCATCGCCGTGGTTGTTCACTTCGATACCAGCGATCAGCACGGAATCATTTCGATCGGGGAACCGCGCCTGTGCCGCTGTCTTCAGCATGCGCTGGCCCCAATACGCGAAGGGATCGATGGTGCGGGCGCCGGTGTCAGTCCAGGCCGCCCCCTCGCACATGGCCTTGAACGTCTCGGCCCAGAACACGCAGTTTTCAGGATCCTGGCGGGGATCGGTTTCCTTCACCCAGCGAGCCAGTGCATCCGGGTGATTGCTCGGTACGAAAATGTTCTCAACGCCGGGTGGCGTGACTCGGTCCACAAACGCGAAGGTTTCTTCCAGTTCCTGCCGCACGTTGTCGTGGCCGGCGTGGTGCTTGACGTAGTTGATGAACACTTCGCCGCGATGATGGTGGTTGGCGTTGTAGAAATCATGCACGTCGTGCCAGACCAGCCGCTTCGGCTTCAGCGCGTGGACCATCCCGGTTTTACCGAAGGTGGCGCGCTCGACGCCGGGATCGACGAACTTCACATGCTCGTCACCCATGACCAGACCTTCAACCTGCAGCCCCGTCTCATAGCCGTCAGGGCGGTATTCGCCATCCAGATCGCAGAACGTGCCCTGCCGTGTCGCGTTTATCTGGCGCAAATGGAAACGTTTCCCACACAGTTCGACAACACAGGCGCCGAAGGTATGGTGGTGCTCGGCCTTCTTGCCGGCCTTGGACGGAATGTAATTCTTCTCGGTCACCGCGCCCGTGCTGGTCAGCAGCTTGGCCATCTTCGATTGCGGTGTCGGAACGGTGGTCAATTCCAGCTTCGGGTGTCCGATGATCGCTGATTTCGAGCCTGTCAGCGTCTCGAAACCCTGTAGCGGAGAACCGGCTGTTGGCTGGGTTTTGATGTCCGCAAGAAGAACCAGATTCGGATTAAGGTCAGTGCGCACATCAAGGATGTACGGCGCGAGCTCCGGCGCCCACCAGTCATCATGCTCTGCCTTCTCCGACCACATGCTGGTCGGGTTTTTGTAGCGATACGGAATGACCACCAGCTGCGCCTTGCGCGCCTTGCAGTAGGTCAGCAGCGAGGCCAGAAAAGCCTTGTTGACCGGCGTGGCATTCTGCGCGGCAGTGATTACCAACCGCTGCACGCCGGCCGACTTAACCTTGCGGTGCAGGGCCTTTGACGCCTTGGCGTCGATCCCTATCGCCTGGTCAGCTTCCAGACCGGCCGGGGCCGTGCCGTGCCAGCGGCAGGTCCGATTCCGTTCGCCATGCTGGTATCGCTGCCGGCCCCTGTCGTTACCGGCTTTCACAACGGGCTTGCCACATTTCGGGCAGAGAGGTTTCATCGGCGGCCAAGCCACCGCTGAACGGTCTTGGTCTCGTAGAGACGGATGCAGACCCAGATGAACGAAAGCAACGCGGTGGCGTGCGGCAGCCACTGGAAGAACACAGCCAGCAGCGCGGTGATCGACAGCGCGTCCAGCATCTGCTTGGCAAGTTCTATTTTTTCCTGCACCATGATTCGTTTCACCGCTGCTTCAGTCGCTGGGGCTGTTGCTGCCAGCGGCCAGCGCGCCAGTGACGGTGAAATCGCCGTAACCGGTTACATTCTGGTGCCAGGTAGCGAAGGCGTTTGTCAGACAGATTTGAGGCTTAGCGCCCGTCGGAACGCTGCCGTCGAGGCCCAGAAACACGGGCTTGCCGGAACCGGAGATAAACTTCCGACGGTTGGCCGAACTGCTGAAATCGAGGTAGGTATCGGTGTTGAAATAGAAATCGGAAACATCGGCATTCAGCTTGCTTCCACCAGCCTGATCAGCGCCAAAGGAAAAAACCTCGCGCCCATATTCCAAAGTGTTGTTGATGATCGTCGGACTTCCAGCGAGATCGCTAACATCGTTGACATAAAGGTGCGCCGCTGCCGCAGCCACGTCCCAGGACGCAAGAATATGCTTCCAGCCTGATCCGTTGAGATACGTCGAGTTAGACAGCAGATCGAGAGATATGGTGCCACCACCAGTATCGTAAAAAGCCACTCGATACTTGTTCGCCGCCGTCCTGGTGAAACCGAGAAAGCCGCCATCCTGCAGATTGATATTCATCAAACTGCCGTCGCCGCCTTTCAAGTTGATCCAGGCAGAAAGGATGCCGACCTTGCTACTCAACGCGCCACCGGTCCAATCTATGGTCCGGCGCAGATAGTCGTTGGTGCCATCGAATTTGGCCGCGTTGGCAACGTATTTCTTGCCGCCGGCGCCAAACCCCGCAAACTGGTTGACCGCCAGCATTTATTCGCTCCAGTGCTCGTTGGCGCCCGGATCGAACGCAGCCTTGGCGGTGTCATCCATAGCGTCAAAAGCGCCTTCAAGCTGATTGCTGTCTTCACGCAGAGCTGCGACACGATCCCACAACGCCTGACCAGCCGCCCAGGCTGCCGCTTCCTCGACTAACCAGTTCGTTTCGCCTTTGCGCAGCAACTGCGTCGCCTGGGCTATGAGATTACGCTGTTTGGCTTCGGCGTCTCGCGCGTTGCCGCTGGCACTGAATATCTTGATGATGCGACGATAGGCTTCGTCGCGGATACGTTGCGCAACAGCCCCGACAGGCTGGAACGAAACGCCATACGGAACACTGGTGGCTTCAACCGGAATCGAGTCCATCCGCGTCACGATTTGGGTGACCGGATTGCAATCCGGCGGGTCGTCCGGCAGCCATCGCAGACCCTTCTCCGGCGACAACTGCGGGGCATCCGCCATGGTCTCACGTCGCAGAATGCGGCCGGTACGATCAACAAGGGCAAAGGTTGACATGGCCAATGCGTCCTTCCTAGGCGTCGTTGCCGGCGGCTAACGTCATGCCGAGCAGCACCCCGTGCAGCCTGGCATCGACATTGAGCGTGTCGGCGGCATCGGTGGCCTTCCGACTCAGGCGGACATGGACGACATCGCCTTCTGCCCAGCTACCACCAAGGGTCACCGTGGCGGTCACAGCCTTGCGGCGTGTGCCGGATGTTCCGGTATCCGTGACTGTGACTGCCGTGCCCCAGGCACTGTCGATCGTGTCGCCGTCACCCTGCGCCTGCATCTCGACCTGCCACACGCAATCGTGCGACGAAGCACCGGCCGTCTCACTCCATTCGAACTCGACTGTGAAGCCGGCCGTCTCGTCGGCCGATTTCGGGGCGCGGAAATGAAAGCCTGCGTATTCAATGCTGGCAGCATCGAAAGCAAGAAACTCGTCATTGACCTTGTTGGTGGTGCTTTCCGCCTGGGCTACATCGGCGCAGCCGCTGGTGCTCGCCGGGATCATTGCGCGCGCCGGTACGAAAACGGAATGTAGTCCGGTCTTCAGCAATCCGGTCAGTACAGTGCCATCATCACCGGCACCAAGAGCGCCCAGCGTTGTACGCGCCGCGGCAGCATTGGCGTCGTCCAGGACCGTAGCCATGAACGCCGACACGACATTCCCGCCTTCCGGCGCGGTTGCCGCGATGGGATCGCCATCCGCATCGAAGGCCAGATACATGGAGGCACGGGCAACCTGTGCCGGAATTGACCCGATCGTGTCGGAATCGCCATCCGGCTGCCGCAGCGAACGTTCTGTCAGTTCGCGCGTGCGCTGGGCGATCATGGTCAGCTTGTCCAGCGGCTGATCGATTGAGGCAGCCGGCAGCGGATCGTTATCCACATGCTCGACTTCCTGTGTCATGTCGGGATCGCGGTAAATTTCCCAGCGTTTCGTGCTGGGCAACGTCGCCACCCCGGTAACCGTACCACCAACCGGATCGCCGGCACCGGTCACCGAATAATCGGTTGTCAGCAACAGCACCGTTTCAACGCCGGTGGCGATAACCACTTCGACGACGACCAGGTCTTCGTCTTCCAGGAAATAGAACGGGATCGGGACCGACGGGATCGTGCCGTTGCCGGTGTAGGAAACGCGATTATCGGTGGTGTTGACCGTCATGGACCCATTCTGCCTCGTTGTTGCTTAAATAGCAACTCACTTTCCAAGCGTTTTCTCAGCCTGATCCAGCGCGGCGTTTCCGCTCTGGGCGATTTCGATCATCCGAAAATAAAGCGTATCAATGAGTTGCCGTTTTTCGCCGGCCGGAATCTCGGGGTTATTCGAAATCAGCCGGATAATTTGGCCGTGCTGGGACAAGGCGTCTTGAATGCCGTCCAGCTGCACCAGGGCGCTGGGCATGTATCCGGCGGCCTGTTCCGCTGCAACGGCATCACCGTCCTTTGCCTTTGCCATGACGGTGCTCCATACCGTCTTTTTTGCCTCGAACCGGTCATAGAAATCCTGGATAGACTGAGCGGACGCGCTGGGGTACCGCACCACAAACGCCTTCACCACCGGAATGTCAGCCAGAGTGGCAGCCGGCTTGACCGGATCCGGGACCGCGCCGGCCTCGCGTAGCCCCTTGTCGGCGATCTGCAGCGCATACATGCCCAGTCCGCCCGTCCAGGCCCGCAGGTAGTTTTCCATCAGGATCGGCGTTGTCAGCGCCCGGGCCACCGAGCCGAGGGGAGAATCGCGGTCAGATACGGCGCGATCCTTGACCCCGGGAAAAGCGCCTACCAACGCGCCCAGCGCCTTGGTCGTCTCGGTGGTATATTCCGTGTACTGGTATTCGGGCAGCAGCTTCTCCAGCCGCTGGGGGATTAGCGGCGCACCCGTGAAGCTGCTCCGGTTGGCAAACTGCTCGACAATGGGCTGCGCAATAGTCGGCAGCGTGGATGGTAGGAATGCCTGCAACATGGACCGGTCAAAGTCTTTGAACGCATTCGGGTTTTCCTCGAACCATGCGTCCAACGCACGCTCGGTTGCCGACCCGAAAACCAAGCCGAGCTCGAACGGCTTCGGGATACGGAAGACGTGGTCCTCCGTCATGACAATCCAAAACAGGTCTTTTTGCCAGCGGGGAATTTCCTTCCAGCGTGGGTCGTCGTGGTTCGCCCACCACAGCAGCACTGACGGCAGGGTAACACCTGCGGCAACACGCGCGGTCGTGCCCAGCGGCTTTTCACCGAACTGCCGTACCGTGCGGTCGATACCTTGAATGCTGGCGTTGCCGAACGCCGTGATCATGTTGTAAGCGCGCATGCTGGCGCCGATCCGGGCAAAATCCAGCGTCACCTCGCGCGATGCCATGCCCGCCTGCTGCAACGTCGCCTTGTCGACCACCCCGTCTGCAACCTTCTTGAATTCGCCAAGACGGGTGGCGTTTTCCATCAGTTCAGACACAACACGCAGCCCGTCAACCGGGCTTTTAACCACGTTCCAGGCGCGGGTACCGAGACCGGTTTCCGCCGTCAGCGACTGTATGCTGTTCTGCAGATATTGCCGGTCCACCGACACCAGCGCCGAGTTGGCCCCGCCGGATTTCAGCCAATTCTGGAAATCGGCGTCTTTGGTCAGCAGAGACTTGGCGCCCTTCAGCGTATCCAGAGGCGTGAAAACCCCTTTCGAATTGACGAAGGCGGTCAGGAAATCGCGGGTCACGTTACGCACGATAAAGTCCGGCGACAGCACCGCGCCAGCGCGCAACGTCTGGGCAGGAAAAGCCAGGATCTTCGTCATCAGACTGGCGGTCTGGGCATCAACGTTCTTCAACGCAGTGGCCACATCTGGATCAAGCTCATACACGCTACGCTTGCCGTTCTGGAATACGGCAATCTGGTTGTCGCGCAACGGCTGCCGCGCGGCGCGGAACACCGTCAGTAAATCCTCCGGCATCTTGTCGATGCCATGTGCTTTCAGGAATGCGGCCATCTCACCGTCGGTGACCGTGGTGGCTTTTACCGGGGCGTCGATCTTCTTCGCCAGGTCATCCATGCGACCCGACTTGGCGGCCATGTCGACGAAAGCTTTGCCAATCGCATTGCGTTCTGCAACGGCCGTATAGACGTAAGTATTTTTGATGACCGATTCCAGCGGGTCGACGATGTCGCGCTCGCTGCCCTTGATCGCCTTGATCGGGTTGCGCACGCCACTGCCAACACCCGGCCCGCCGGCGCCGTCGTCCATGACACGGAAAAACGGCACATAGTTCTTGTTCGCCTCGCGCATGGCGTCGTAGGCTTCCTTCGACAACACGCCGCTGTCACGAAGATAGGCCGCCACGCGATCCTGATACTCGACCAGTTCGCGCATGACCGGTTCATACCGGTTCTTGCCTCCGGCCATGACCTGTTTCGCGGCATCGAGATCGAGCCCGGATTTAATGCCACGGCCTTCAAGCTCGACGGCACGGCTGGCAGCGGCATAGGCCCGCAATCCGTTCAGGTCGTCACGGACAGGGTCCAGCACCTGTCGCAGCCCTTTGCCGTTGGTGGCGTAGGTGTTGAAATCGTATGTGCCGTATTCCAGCATCTGATCGGCCTTGCCAAACGTGCCCCGCGACAGGCGCGTGATCTGGTACGGGCTTTCCGAGGCCGGCAGCGTCTTGTCGACCGATTTTTCCAGTTCCTTGATCGGATTCAGGTCGTCGATCATCTGCGTATAAACATCCTGGAAGGTGATCTTCTTGCGCGGGTCACTGTCACCCACGCTGATCTTTTCCAGCACCTTCTGTTTTGCGGCATCAAGACTGCCTTCCGCAAGCGCCACCGTCGCCTGCGGTTCCGGAACCTCAACCTTCTTCGGTTGGCCACGGTATCGTGCCGGCATTTCCATATTGTCGGCCAGCAGTTCCTGCAGCAGAACCGGATCGGCAAGCGCATCATGCGCCACCTCGGCCGGGTGCAGGCCCCGTTCTTCATACAGCCGCTCCAGTTTGGCCTTCACGTTCTTGTCGGCCTTCAACGCCACGGTAACGGCGGCCCCTTCAAAATCGGTCTTGGTCGGCAGACCGTGCGCCACGACGACATCCTGGACTTCGCCGGTCGGCAGCCGCTGGACACGGGTGAACGGCGCCTTGCCCAGCTCGATGCCGGCAATCTGGCCCATCATATTCAGATCACGCTCCAGCGCCTTGCCCTGGTCGGAACCAGCTTCGGTAGCGATCTGCCCGGCGGCAGCGGAAAAACCACCCAGGCCAGCCTCGAATGCCCGCGCCACGGCATCAAGCCCCACGGCGGCCGGTCGAAGCATCGCTTCGTTCAAGAAGCGGATGGGACCGGCACGTCCGGTCTCCGGATCAGCGAAGATACCGGCGTCACGCAGCCATTTCTCGCTATCCGGGGAAAAGCCGATCTGTTCACTGCCAAAGGCGTTGGACGCACCTTCCTGTGCCGCGGCAAGCACACGGCCAAGGGCGTTACCCTGCTTCAGGCGTTCAATCAGACCCGGTGATGCCTTTGCCGGCTTCTCGGCGCCAAACCATTCGTCGATTTCACCTTCGGCAAAGCCGGCTTCGGACAGTTCCTTGCGCTTACCGACAGCCCATTCGCCAATCTCCGCATCGGTGAAACCGGCTGCCCTCAGGTCGTTGATCTCTTGCGTAGCCGACATTAATTGGCCGCCTTTTTCATGCGATCCAGATACTGCTGCGGCGTCTCACCAGGCTTGCGCACCTTGTCATCCGGCACTCCCCCGGAAGGATTCTTGATCCCCGGCGCGCTCCGCAGCTGAGACGAGAAGTCGTCGATGGACTGCTTCAGCGTCTTCTGGTAGCTCGTCAGCACTTCGGGCCGCCCGAGATAGTCCGGCTTGGCCGGATTGAACAGATCATACGGGTTGCGGTTTTCCTTCCGCATCCGTTCGATTTCGTTCTCGACGAAAATGCCAAACTCGTACTCCTGCATCTGCCCGCTAGGATCAATTCGACCCATCATCGGGTTCGACTTGTTGATGCTCGGACCGACTCCTTTCAGGAAATCCGATTTGCGCTTCGACAACTTCTCGCCGTCGGGTGTGCGGTAGTCGACAAATTCCTTGCGCAACCGGGACAGGTCTTCGAATGACAGTTTCTGGTCGACAAAAGCCTGGTTCAACTGATCCTCGTTGGCAATCCGCCGGGGGTCGCCATCAGGCAGACCGATGCGCGTGAATAGGTCGCGGAAGGTTGTCGGATCGGTACGGATCGGCTTGGTGCCCTCGTTCATGCGGGTTTTCAGAACATTCAGATAGTGTTCCTTTTCCGCCGCCAACAGGTTCGAATTGATGATGTCCTTCGATGTCAGGCCGACATTGTCATCGGACAGACGGGAAATAAAATCGGACTTGGTCTTTTCACGCGCGGTGGATTCCGCCTTTTCCTTTGCCCGCTCACGACGCTCACCTTCGATTTCTTCGGCACGGATCGCCTGCTTGGCGTGCGCCCGCAACTGCGTCGTGTTGTCTGCGTCAAGCCATTTTCCCCAGCGGCCGGCTTCCAGCTGCTTCAGCCCTTCCTGCGGATCGATGTCGATCACACCCTGAACAGCCGATTTGGCCAGATCAACATTCGTCTGTCGTGCCAGCCGTTCGCGCTCTGCCACCGGCATGCGAGCGTAAGGACCGTTCGGATCGGTCAGCGCGGCCTGGGAACTGGCGAGCACGCTTTCGAACTGCGTCGGATCACGCAGCAGGGTGTTACGGTTGGCGTCCAGCGCCGTCAGGAAGTCCTGCTTGGCCTTGGCGCCGGCGGCGCGGACCTGGTATAGACCAGCGGCCTGCGTAAACTGCGCGCCCAGCGCGGCACTGCCCTGCTTGAAAGCCTCCCGTCCGGCTTTGGTTTCCAGGTTGTCGCCAATCGCCTGAATCGATCCGTTGAACTTGTTCAGGAAATTCTCGGCAAATTTCGGATCACCGGTAGGCGCCCGGTCTTCCTGATCCTGCAAGGCCACAGTCCATTCGGCCCGTGCCTTCGCAAGTTTCGTCTGCACGTCCGAAACCTCGTCGCGTTCCTGTGCCCGGATCATGCCTTCGGCGAAACGCGCGAGACCATCGCCCAAGCTGGCGCCCGGCGGCACCAGGTCGGTACCCTGAACCTGCCGGTAAGGGACCGCTGCCGCCGAACTTTCCGCCGGCTGGTATTCACGAATTCTCGGCATCAGACACCCCCGAACGGTTCATAGGTGCGCGACGGATAGGTGGCCGGACCAGGATCGAAGCCGCGCAGCGGATCGGAGTCTGGTTTCGAATCAAAGACGCCACTCTGCGCACCCTGCCCACCGGCTTCCGCGAACCCGGTCAACAAGGTCAGATAGGCTGCGTTCCGCATGTTCTTCGCACGGGCGCGGTATTGGGCCGCCGTGTTTTCGAAGCCCATCGCCCGCAGATTACCGCGGTACAGGATCGTCTGCCGGTCCATCTCGGCATTCGACACGCTTTCCTCCAGCACGTCGAGCGGGCTACCTTCCATCGTGAGGCCGGAAGCACCGTAGTTGGCCCGCATATTGCCGATAACCTTCCGGGCGCGCCGCTGCTGCAGCACGGCATCCGCATCGGCCTGCTGACGGGAAATCAATGCCTGCTGATCGGCAAGCTCGGCGTTCTGCTTCGACGCACGGGCTTCGCCACGCAACTGGTTCGCCGTACCAATCGCCTTCATTGCCGTCGCGGCCATCATGATGAACGGTGCTGCCTGCGCCATTTCTTACTCCTTGACCCGCGCATAAAGCACAAAATCCCGGCCATCCATGAACTTGCGCATCACATCTTCGGTCTCTCGCGTAAAACCGAGGGAAATGACCCAGCGATGTCCAGCTTCGAAACTCGCTTCCACAGCCGCTTCGATCCGGTCAAACGGCAGGTTAGCAACCCAGTCTTTCGCAATCGTTTGCATCCGCAGGAATTTGCGCGGCGTAAATTCTGCGGACAGTACGGACCAGATGTATGCACGACCTGGCCAGAGCTCGATCGCGCCGGCGCACAGCAACACCGTGTCGCCGTCCAGAATCGTGGTGGCGTGCGGCTGTTCCAACGTTGCCATGTCGGGCGCACACAGCATGTCGCCCATCCATGCCTGTGCGGACTGGATCCGGAGGCGGGCCGCATGCGCCGCTTTAAACGGAACTGTCTGCATTAGGCATCCTGCGTGTGCTGTTGTGGCATGAAAGCGAGAATCGTACCCGGCAGGCCGCCATAGAATCGCCAGCAGATTTGGTTCGCCGTCGTGTAATCACCCTCGTAAGGCAAGACCTTGTCGCCGGAATACAGCGGAACCATGGCCCCGAGCGGGTTGGCGCCGGTGCGGAAAATCACTTCGTCCAGCTTGTCGAAGCTTGGCCCTACCTTGCAGTTCAGCGATTTGTGGAATCGAGCGGCAACCTTGTGCGCACGCTGGGTCTTGCCCTGCGCCGTGCCGTCGGCCGCGCCGGCGTTGTTACGCAGCAACTGACCTTCCGAATAGTAACCATACCCGATCTGCACCACCGACGCCTGACGATCAAGCGTGATCCGACCGTTCGACCCTACCGTTTTGTCCGGGTGCGCCGCACCGTCAGCCAGGATAGATATTGTCTCGCCGACCAGGTGCCACAGGCCACTGACAACCGTAGTCGGCGAACCGTCATAGGTCGCGCCGCAATCGAAATAAAATGCGTCTTCCTGGTCGTCTCCGTCTTCCCACATCTTGGCCATGTACTCGACGTAGCGAACCGCTCGGCCATTAACGTACCGTTTGATGACAGCCCAGACTTCCTCCCGGGTTTCGTCGGCAGACGGGATGGTGGTCACCGATTCGATTTGTGCCGCAGCCGTGTGGCCGGAATCCGAGAAGCCGCCCAGTTCGTGCTGGTGCCAGGCGATCACATTCTGTTCGCGTTCATATGTCAGGCCGATCGGATCGCCATCCAGCCGGGCAACCCACAAAACGCTTTGCGGCTGCTGTTGGAAGGACATCTCCTTGACCCCGCCACGGGTGATGTGCTCTGCCAGTACGGTCATGTCCGGAGACTTGAACCCGTCAGAATAGTAGTCGTAGGCAATCTCATGCAGTTTGCGACCCGCTCGCTGGGCGAACAGGGTGGCCTTGGAAACGCGGGCAGCCTGGATGTTGTAACTGCCACGCTTTGTGATTTGCGACGCCTTCACATTGGTTGGCGACAATGCCTCGCCGAGAGTCGACGGGCGCAGAACCCACTCACCGCTCACAGTGCCAACCAGCAGACCTTTTTCGTCATCCGACATCCAGCGGATCAGCTGCACATCGCCGGAGTTGAAGGTTGCCGAGACCGCGTTGTCGTCCTTCACCGTGCCATCTTCAAGAACTGTAGGCGAGAAGGTGTCGTATAGTCCGTTCATCGACAGGTCGACGCGCTGGGGTGCGCCGCCCGCACCGCCGAAACCCAGTCGATCCTCGAAAAACGCCAAGGCGCCGGGGTAACCGTCCACCGTGTTATATACACCGAGGCGCCACGATGCGCTGGCCGTCGTCGCGCCAAAGGCGCTGACGATATCAATCGTCGCCGTGGTGCTGTTGGTCACCGAGGCAATCTTGCCCCAGCCCCATTTGCTGGAATGCTTGATGCGGACATGCCGGCCGACATCGCCTGCTCGGAAGCCTGTGCCCCCGTTAATGCCTGTCGCCGACGACGCCGTCAAACTCACACCCGTCCCGCTGGTCGCACCCAGGGTCAACGTCGTGGTCGTGGAGTTGGTCACAAGGTACGGACCATCGATAAAATCGTGCAGGCTGATCGACCAGCTGGTGTGACCGGTACGGGAAATCTTGCGCGGCGCATAACTCGGATGCACGACGTACAGCACGTCGGCCGACTGCGCGAATTTCAGCGCGAACAGGTCGGCTTCCACCCAGGGCGTCGACACCGTGTAGACTTCTTCTACCGTGCCGCCGCTTGTATATGTGGTGAAATTCGTGCTGTCGATATTATTGCCGGCCAGATCCTGAAGCTGGAACGTATTCGCGCCAGTGTCCACCCCGGCCACCTTAACCCGCCGGCCGTTCAGTTCGGTCATGCCCCCAATCGACGACAGCATGACGTGATCGCCATTGGCATAGTTATCGGCGCCACTGTAGGTCAGCACTGCCGGGTTGGCCTTGGTGATGCCCGTTATATTCTGCGCAGTCTCCAGTACCGGCCCGTTATTGCGATACAGGCGCATATACTGGTCACCGAGCTCGATCACATACGCCTGGGTGGTCGAAAACTCGAACCGGATAACCCGCGTCTTTTTGCTGCTGTCCTTGACTTCCGCCGAAAAAGCGAAACCCGGCCGACGCGTAACGCCGCCCTGCACCATCGGAATTGAGTTGAAACAGCGAGCCAGAGCCAGACCATACTTTTCAAAATCAACACGGCCATACATCAGCGGTGATATTTCACCGGCATTAAACGCAGTCTGGATGGGGGAGACCTTCGGCATGACTCACCGCCGGGCCGAAAGCCAAGGATCTTCCTGGAATTCCTCCGGGGAAACCTCAATGGCATTGGTGCGACGCGCCTCGGCAATCGCCATGCGGTACTCGGTCATAATGTCGGCCTTCTTCTGGTTCGACTGCGTGATTTCCTCGCAGCAGTGCCAGGCGATTTTGCAAGCCAGACCGTCATCGAATGTCGGGTCAAACAGCGTCGTGTTGGTGATTCGCGCGATGTAGTCCAAGTTGAGCGTATCGCTCATATTGGTCATGATCTTGCGACCGGCCAGCTGCCAGTCGACGTAACCGTTCCGCGGCTTCAGCACGCGCAGACAATCGGTTGGCCAAGTGAACTGGTAGCTGTAATCGAAAGCTGGGGCCGCGGTATCGGGTGTCAGTACCTGCTGCTTCCGCGCAAAATGCCATTTGTGTGCGCGCAACTCGCGGTCGCGCATCATTTTGTAACAGGCGTTCACGCTGCGCGCGTTGCGGCTGTCCTCGCTCAGCGACGTGATGCGGGCCGCACCAAGTTTCTGGAGAGCGAGGTTGACGAGGGCGACTTCACTGACCGCCATGAACCGTCGCCTAAATCGCTTCGAGGTTCAGCGTAATGCCGAAAGTGTTGACCACGCCGGTCGGGGTCCAGGCACCGAGGGCCCGCAGAACGGCGGTCAGGCTCTTGGTGGTTTTGCTTTCCAGATTGAACAGGAAGCCCGGCGGATGTGGGAATTGCGCAACCGGGCTGGCCAGCGGCTGCACCAGATGTGCCATGACCGGTTGGAACTGCGACGTACCGGCGGCCACTGTACCCAGCGGACCGGTCCAGCCGGTATCATCGAAGCGGAACCCGCCGAGCGCCTTGGCGCGAATGTCGGCCGCAATCGGATGGGTGACGTTGTCGCCAACTGCGGCAGGTACGTCATCGGTGGGGAACAACAGCAGTTCAAGGTCAAGCGCCGTGGTAACCACGTTGCCCGACGCCGCCACCAGATCGATTTCGGCTGACAGGATACGGCCCTGTTGGAACCCGGCCATGTTGAAGATCGGGCGCACCACGCTGGCAGCGGTGGCATGATTGCTGATTTCGTCGCCGGCGGCGTATGCCGTGTTGTCGGCAGGCCGGGCGACAGTGCTGCGAAGGCGATGGATTTTCATGATCCTCGCCTCACGCAATCGGGTTGGTTTCGACGGTCTCCAGATAGCGGAGGATCGCTCGTAGACCGTGGATGACGGTCAGCTTGTCGCTGTACACGCTGTCATTCACACGAAGCTCGATCGCCTCGCTCGACGTGGACGAACCCTCGGTCACCTGGACCGCGGACTGTTCACCCTTGACGACAGAATAGAAACGATCGGCCATGCTCTACCTCGCAGGAAACGGAGGCGGCATTGGCCGCCTCCGAATGACAGGTCAGGTGGTGTAATGCACTTCCAGCACCATGACGGTGCCCATGCCGTCGCCGGTCGTGCTGACCTGGGCAACGATGTCGTAATCGCGCTTCGGATCGGTCGTCAGACCCAGCACCTGCCAGAGCGGCAGACAGGTTTCGGCATAGGTGTATTCACCGCTTTCGAAGGTCTGATCACTGCGCGTGAACGGACCACCGGTCAGGGCCAGGGCCGAGGCGAACAGGTCCGCATCGACCACCGCGCCGCCATTCTCAGACGTCTGCCAGACGCCGATGTTGATGGCGCCGGCGGTAGTCGCGTCAGCGGTCGTAAGCAGCACCGCATCGATACGGGCATTCGACGGAACCCGCACCAGGCGGATGGTGTCGCCGGAAGCCTGCGTCGCCGATACGGTAGCCGCAGACTTGGCGACCCTGCCGGTGCCCACGCTCTGGTTTGCATCGGTGAAGACCTTGGGCGAGGCAACCGCGTTGCCGATCCAGGTGGAATTAACATTTGCCATGGGTCAGTTCTCCTTACGCCCGGTAGGATTCGATGGCGTAGACCTTGTTTTCCTCAACACGGGTCGCGCCGCCGGTCATCGTGGTGTAGACCTGCCAGGGCAGACCCTGCAGATCGTCGCGCTGACTGACCTTGTGGTTCATCTCGTTCCACATGCCGAGGTGCATGCCGGACTTCACCCAGACCGGCAGGGTCACCTCGTTGGTGCCCGCCAGGTGACGCTCAATGAGCTCCGACTGGATGAACTTGAAGCCCAGGAACTCGGTCACCCGGCCGCTGATCAAAACCGGCGCTTCGCCGTTCTTGAAGTCCTTGCCGATGATCTCGATGTCCTTCAGCAGGGCCGAATGATCCTTGGCCGTGATGCCAATGAAGGCTTCCTCGACCTCGAAATCGACATCGTTGGTTTCCATCAGTTCCTTGACGGCCTTGATCTTGGCGACGTTCAGGCGGCTGTTGGCGCCACCTTCCGCCACATCGACCTCGTTGGCCGCGGTGAAGCTGGTGCTGGTCGCACCCTGTTCGCCGGTCTTCGCCGTGCCGAAGAAGGCATTGACGATCAGGCGATCGTACTGGCGATCGGCCGCCATGACGGCGTTCCGGACATAAGCCGATTCCGGATCGGTGATCAGGCGCAGCTTGTCGAAGCTGTCGATCAGCTGCGGCAGGTCGAAGTCGGACGGGAAGACCCAGCGCCGGTCAGTCGGCGCGTCAACGCGGCCCATCGGCGCGAAGCGGGTGGTCACCGGCTGCATTTCGACAGAACCGATCTGGTCGACAGGCGAAGCCTGCTTGCCGACGTAGCTGCCGGTCGTCACTGCCGAACGGAACTTGCCACCACGCGTTTGCAGGAGCAGTTCGATGTTCGTGCTGTAGGACTGCACATAATGATTAGGGATATTTACGGACATGATGTCCCTCCAGGAAAGCGTGGTTCTTGCTTTCGAAGGGCTTGTCCAACCTGAAGGCCGGGGCCGGCTTCTTCACCGCTTACGGGCGGCGCACTCGGCAGTCCTTTCCTGCTGTCAGCCGGCTGCCGTTAAGCAGTTGTCGGCTTCGGTTTGATCGGTTTCCCGTCGAGGCTTGTGCCCGGAAGCGGCCTCGACGGTTGCTCTTATAACCTGACGTTGCCTGTTTGGCAACACCTATTTTCAAGAAGACTGATTGCCCGGGAATGCGATTTCTTCCAGTTTGCGCATTTCATTGCGGGCCAGGCTGCGGACCGTCGGATCCGACGAATTGAACCGCTGTGCGAAGGACTTCTCCTTGCGCAACCGGGTGATCTCGGCCCGCGCCTGTTCCTGGGTCACGGTGCCGGAGAAGCCACCTTTCCCGTCGCCAGTCACAAAACCGGCATCGGTGCCAACCTTGCTGCCAAGGTTGTGCATCAGCTTCATCACACCGTCATAGCCGAGGGCACCCTGCAGCTTGTCGACCGTCGCTTCATCCAGGCCAAACGCCTTGGCGCCGCGCTGTGCAATCGCCAGATTGGTGTCCCGGTTCGGACCCCATTCCTTGTCGAGTGCCGCCATCTGGGCCTTGACAGCATCGGCGTTAACGGTCTCGCCGGCCTTCTGCTGCTCACCCGCCCAGGCCATGACCTTCTCGTACAGCTTGGTCGCCTGTCCCTGGGTCAGATCGGCGCCGTGGAACCAGCTGGTTGCAACCTTGGCGAAAGCGCCGTCATCACCCTGCGGCAGGGTCAGTTGGTACCCGTCCGCCGCGGCTGGGCGCCCCAGCTTGGTCCAGATATCGCTCCAGGCTTCCGGCGCAGCATCAGCGGCCGGCAACTGCAGCAGTTGTTCAACGGGAACGCCGCGCAGCTTTTCGAGGTTGCGATATGATGCGACAATATCGGTCGGACCCTTCCAGCCCTTGTTCGTAACGTAAGCCAGGTCTTCGCCCGCCACGCCATGCTGGCTGAAATCGAAAGCTGTCGGAGTCGTAGTCGCAGTCGTAGTCGCAGTCGCAGCGGGAGGCGCAGTCGTGGTTGCTGCGGTAGTCGCGGCAGTGGTGGCCGCCGTGGTTGCTGCGCCCTCCCCTTCACGCATGGCACCGGCAAGCGAATAACGCTCGAAAATCGTTCGCATAAACTATCCTTTCACGTTTGGACTGTTGGCGCCGTACAGCAGCCACAGCTGCTGGTCGGTCAGTTTCAGGTTCTGTTGGATACGCAGCCACACCTCACGCCGGCCATCGAGCCGGGCGGCAATCGCCGGATCCTGGGAACCAGTGCTTTCATGTGCCCGGCAGAACCGCGCCAGATCGACCAGAACCGTTTCGACATCGAGGCTTTCCAGATTGAAAACCCTGCGATACGCACCGGCCCTTCCGGATACGAACTGCCTTGTGCGCTGAACCAGATCGGAAATAGACAATCAGGCACCCTGAACGGCTTTGGCGACACCGGCGACAGCCGGCGCAGCTTCGATCATCTGCTGTGCGTTTGCTGCTTCGTCGCGGGCAGCGCGCAACTGCAGTACCTGGTCGATGCCGTTGACCCAGCGGGCGGGTACTGCCATGACATCGGCGAGCTCCGGCTGCGCCGAATCCCAGTTCGCCCAGTCCAGCGGGCGAGCGTCACCCGTCATCTTGACATACTCCATCGCATTGCCGATCCAGCGCATGAAACCGGACGCATTCTCGGCGCGCTGGGCACGGGACAACGGGCTGTCATAGATCGTTTCATATTCAGCTTCGAATTCACGCAAGATCGGCGGCTTCTGCGGCAGCAGCCCCTGCATCGACAGCACGTCAATTTCCCGCTCGATCATGGGGCCGAGGAATTCGGACTGCTGGCGGCCCATGGTCGGGCTCAACAGGGCACCCTTCTCGCGCACCTTCTCCAGCACTTCGGTCGCCGTCATCTGCGGCGTCTCGGTCAGAAGCTGAAACAGGGTGACGAGGAAGGCATCGTTGATCACCAGCCGCTCGTCATCCATCAGATCCTTGCCGATCATGATGTTGCCAACCGGCAAAGCGTGAACCAGCTGCCGGCCTTCCGCCGACACACCGCCGTAATTCATCGCGCCCGGCTTCATGCTGAAGCTATCCAGCACGCCGTCGTCATGGGCCAACAGCACCGGGCGCACCGTGCGGTGGCCCTGTTCCAGAACCGTTTTCTTTTCTTCGTTCAGTACCTTGATCGAAGGCAGCGCCAGCATGGCAGGGCTGCGGCCATAGATTTCACCCGGCGCCACGACGTAACGGCTGATCGGGTACGGGAAGGTGTTGTGACCGCCTTCCTCGACGATGGTGCATTCTTCCTCGCTGACATATCGGGACGCGAAGCGCATACCTTCGATATCAACGCGCTGCGGATCGTAACCGTCTTCCTCGGTGCGCGGTTCAACGCAGTGAATGAACCAGAACTTGTCGTCGCACTTCTTTTCATCCGCGTTGGCGTCAGTGATTTTCTTCGGCAGGTCGGTACTGCCATCCGGCCGGGAAAACTTCTGCACAGCCTGCCGGGCCGTCAGTTCGAAGCGGCGCAGCGCGGTATCGATGATACCCTGGTGATTGGCCAGGAAAACAATCTCGGACAGATGGATGGCGCGATACCGCAGACCACGTTCGTTGAACCATTTCAACTGGTCAACATACATTGCGCCGGTGCCGAAGGCGCCAAGGCCCATATACGTTTCGTGCTGCTGGCTCGCATAGTTCGCCCGCGGCGCGTAGCGATATCGAAACAGGATCTCGGTGACATCATCGTAATACATGCGCACCGTGCGGTTGCGCATCAGGGACTTGTCCATCGGCTGCAGCCGATGCCAGGTCTGATTCCGGGGCGTCAGCATCGATTCCATGGCCGCGGCAAATTTCGGCAGCGCGAGGGCCGCCGTTGCGTCGATCATGTCTTCGGTGCGCTTTTCCCCTTCAGTCGTCACACCCTTGTTGGTGAACGAACCGGCATAGGACGGCAGGACGCGACGGGCGATTTCTTCCCAGTGCGATTCCAACGTACCGCGATTGGATACCGCGCGATCAAACTTGCGCTTGGTATCCTTTGCGATCTCAGCCTTTGACCGGCGCTCGGGCAAAAATCAACCCCCGCCAAGCAGCAGCTTGCGCGCCGACTGGGCATCTTGCGAAGTGTCACCCAGCGGGCTGGTCAGCACGTTGGCCGCCCGGCCGCCAGACATAACCCGGCGACGTTCTTCTTCTGCCGCGCGCTGCGCTGCTTCCTGGGCCGCGGGATCGTTCACCGGCGGAAGCGGCGCCGGCGTCGGACTGGGCGCGGCCTGCGGGCCGGTGAAAACACTGGTGATGGCTTTGGCAATCGCACCCATCGCGGTCAGCCTTTCTGCAGCGCCGGATCGGCCTTGACGTGATCGATGATCTGCCGCAGGGCAGCAACATCGGATTCCGTCAGGCTGTTCAGGAATTGGGCGCCGATCAGGTTCAGCTTGCCGTGGAAGGCAACCGGCTTCTCCGCAGGTTCGGTATCGTCCATGGAATACTCCGTCAGATCGAGGATGTTGCTAATTTGGCAACATACTAGCCAAACAGATTATAGTCAAGACCGTCTACCTGCCGAGCCCGACGACGGAACCGCGATGTCATGTTGTCGCGCCGGGCTACCTTGACGGCAAAGGTCAGAGCAAAGGCGTCGCCATCATCGGGGCTGGGCAAGCCACGACCACGCATGCTTTCTTTCGATTCAAGCATGACCTGGTCCTTCGCCTTGCCAAAGAAATCGTATTCGGCCGCGGTCAAATCCCGGAACAGGCGGTTGTCGCCCGCCGTCAGGCATCCGCCCGGCAACCAGTTTCGCACCTCGGCGTACATCTCGGTCCGCTTGTTGGCCCATTCACGGTCAACGCCCTTGGTGCTGCCAAACCACACCTCGTTGACCCGGTAACCCATTTCCTTCAGCCGATCGATCACCCCGGTACCATTGCCGGCGTCGATGTTGACCGCATCCGGATTGGTCCGGTCAATCCACTCGGCCGCTGCATTGGCCACCACCATGTTGTCCCGATCCTTCAGGCGGAACGGCGGGATGCTCCGGCCATCCCGACCCTGGCGCCAGCGAAACACAGTTTCATCACCGCCAAACCGGGCAATGTCGATGCCCATGATCAGAGGGGCGCCGGGGTCCGGTTGCAACTCGCGCTGCTGCGCGTCAACCACCAGCTGGTTCGAGATGAACTGCCGGTCGCCCTGCTTCGGGAACATGCCCAGCACCTCGACGCGCACCGTGTCACTGTCCGCGCCATACTGCTCGATCATCCGGTTGAAGTTGTCCGTATCCGTCCCTTCAACGGTCCGGCTGTCGATCTGTTTTTTACGCCAGAACGCCGCGTCGTCGTTGAAGCAATCGTAGAACGGGCCGCTGTTGCGTCGACCATTCGAGAAAACATCCCAGTAACGATGCACAACAGGCTCGGTGAAAAAGCCCTCCGTCACATTCCAGATCGGTTTCGGAATACCCGATGCCTCGTCGAACACCACCTGAATGCCGGCCATGTTGTGCGCGCCGGCGAAGGCGTCCGGATTTTCCTCCGACCACAACTGACCCTGGGCGTAGTAATAGCCGGTATCGATTTTCAGCTGGTCTTTCAACAGCTTCTCGAACCAGGCAACCGGCTTCAGGCTGAGCACCGTGGTATCGAACCAATGGCTGTTGATCGCCATGGTGTGCCACTTGGTAACCTCGGCGAAGGTTCGGCTTTTCAGCTGCAGCTCGGTATTGGCCGTGATAATCGTTGTGCCGCCCAACCGGGTCGACTGGAACCACAGGGTCCGCATCGCCACCAGTGCCGATTTACCCGGACCGCGACCAGACACTGTCGAATGCCGCCAGACCTTCGGTTTTTCGCCGCGGGCCTCGGCCGCCTTCTGATCCTTGATGTGATCGGCCATCTCCTGGAGGTATTCGCACTGCCAGGTTCTCGGGTTGGTGAACTTTTCCAGCGGTGTGCCTGGCTTGCCCCAGGGAAATGCGAACATGACGAAGGCATAGGGATCGTCGGCAATAGCCGGATCCCAGATTTCGGTCATCAGTCGTTGTTCGTCCTTCGGCGAGTATTTCATCGGCCGGCCTCGAATATTTCAAATTTTGAAAAATTATATTTTCCAAACTCAAAAAAATTGGCGCATGGGGCCCGCTTCAATTCGGTGGGCGGCGGATTCTTGGCCCCCACCCCCCGGCCACCCCCCGGGGTCAAAAAGCTTGATCGATCAGTCATCGAAGGGGCTCTGCATTTGAAATGCCGCCTCATTCGGTGGCGCAACAGTTTCCTTATCTGTTGCTTCGCGTACCGGCAGGGCCAATACATCAAGCACTTGCGGCACGGCAGTTGAAACTAGGTCGCTAACAGGTCGCCCGGATCGGTTCCGCGCTTCCAAAAGCGCAGCTGTGATGTCCACCTGGCCAGTCATGGTTATGTCGACCTTCTCGCCAAATCGGCTGCGGTCATACAGGCCGGCAATTTTCAGACGGATAGAAGCCCGTTCGCGCGCTTGTTGGGGTGTTATGCTCGTATCGGTGCTGAGCTCGTAAGCCTCGTCTGCCATCATGTCAGCGCGATACGCCTGAATCTGATAGTAGAGCGCCTTCAAATCCTGATGCGCGTCCAAGCCCTGATAAAACTGCAGGTTTGATATTTTCTGCTCGCCGACCGCGCGCTTTATCGTGCCGCCTTCCGCATAAATCTGGAAGGCGTTCAATATCTTATCTCGAATGGCGGCTTTCCCTCGCAAGGGTGTCTGGGCGTCTGTCTGCATAGCGGTGGCAGAATAGCACGTTGCGGTTTAAGAAACATGTTGCGTTTTTTGAAACACTCTGTACCTTGTTGTTAGTTACGCAACATGGAGAACCGCCATGACACTCAAAGAGAAGATCGAAGCAGAACAGCGCGCCGAGAAGCGCCACCATCTGATTTGCGGCGTGGGCCTTATGGCTAGCATGCTGCTGATGTGTGCGCCGGTTTTCTGGGGCGCTGCAATCCAACTTGGTTGGGTGCAGCCATGACACATACCTACAAGAACCCATGGTGGCGCCCGGGTCGCGGCATGGCCGCTGAATACTGGTGCGACGCCAAGCCGATCGAATATCGCAGCTTCCAAATCTTCAACCGCATCCCAGGCCAATGGGATCTGGTCAAACACGGTTGCTGCGTTACACAACTTGGCGGATTGGCTGGCGCCAAAAATGCGGCTGATCTTTTGATATCTGTGTTCGGAGAAGAAAGGGTCAATTCCGACCGTGATCTCCCGGAACGTGCCGCCAAGACACACGCGACCTATCACGCGCGCTTTGAATCACCGGCCGAGACCGTCGCCCGGGTGGACGGCTGCCAGTGCTGACCGCTCTGAAACTCATTGGCGAGGCTTTGGCTTTTCTCGGCGCCCTGGGCGTCGTGCTGGTCTGGCTTCACATCATCGCGGAGGTTTAAAAAGCCATGTTGCCCCACGAAATGACAAGAGCTGCAGCCCGTAAAACCCTGGTCAGCCAAATGCGGGCACTTGCCGCGGAGTATGGCGCCGATTTTGAAGCCCGACCCGACGGCCGGGGGTTTCACATCACCATCCGGTTGCCGGGCGCCATGGTTTGCGAGTGGGTGGACGCCTGCACGGCCAAAGTGGGCGCGTTTCTCGGCCATTGGGTTGCCGATCGAAACCGTAAATTCGTGCCCGGATTCGGCGCCGTCATCGGCGGCAGCCTGAATACCTTTCATTTCGGAAAAGCCACAACACACGCATATGTGTCGGATCGATATCTGGCCTTACTGCGCGCCGGTCTGGCAGCAGTAAAAAGTGGCGCGGCGTTCCAACAGCAATGAAGCGGTTTTATCCGCTTGAAACCTGATCAGAATCCAAAAGCCCTGCCGCGAGGCAGGGCTTTTCCGTTCTAGTGTGTTCTAGTTGCAATTTTCACAACAGGGTATTTTAAGCCCTTATTTTCAATTATGTTTTCTAGTGTTCTAGTTATTCTATAGAGAATAAAGAATACTATATACCTTATATAATCTAATAGCGGGCCGCGCGGCGCCCTCACCCTATTGGTTTTTCCGTAGCCTACCGCAGATTCACACTAGAATGACTGGTGTAACTAGAACGCCTTGCAATTACAGAGGCTTACGGTTCCAGTTGCGACCTGGCACACTAGAACACACTAGAATAACTGCTGATTGCCGGGATTTTTAACTAGAACGGCAACAGATTAGGTCGGCAGGACGATAGCCCGGACTGGCGTTGCCCAGGCAACCTCGTAATCCTGCGGGTCCAGCGGGCCGTTAAGCGGCTGTGTGCGCCAGCGGTTCGATCTGGTGCCGTGAATGAGGATGCGAACGAATTTCCGGCCATCCTTCAGCCCGATCACCGCGGCGCGGCCTACCGCGTTCGGTTCCACCGTAAAGCCGGTGACGTAATACAGCACAGAACCGTCAAGCCAGGATCCTGGAGCGTCCACCCAGAGGCCGGAACAGTCATGCGGTAAACCAGGGATGCGCCGTGTCGATTTGAACGCCCCGCGGGGCAGCTTCGGGTGAATGATGCCGTCCGCCGATATGGCGCCGACAACCGGTAGGAAGTCATTCGGGTCTGTTTTGGGCTTCACGCCAAGATGCGCGACCACATCGTCAAACGAGACCTGCAGGATGGTGGCGAGCTCGTTGGCTTCCTGATTCGACACTTCGCGCTCGCCGGACATCATCCGGCTGACGATCGATCGGTTCATACCGAGCATTTCAGCGATTCGGGAGAAATTGATTCCCATATCCCGCGCCCGGCTTTCAAACCAGGTCTTGTCGACCTCGCCAATCTTGGCTTCTTCGTCTCTCGCTTTGCGGCTGGTGCGCTCGACTTTCGCCCGCGCTTTCCCCTTTGCCATGTTGGTCCCCCGGTTTTTCGATTTCGTCGTTTGCGAATGAAGTTCAACAATTCTATAGGCTTGTTGCTTATCATGCAACCGTGAATCTACCACAACCGACGGTATCACAACCTTTCGGATAGCCCTAGTTTTGTTTGTATGCGGCATCATGTTTTCCACCTTTTGCGTTTTTCCGGTTGACATATGTTGCGTAAACTGCAACAACTCGACTTATGCGCAACGCACAGCAATCGAATCTGGTTCCCTCGGCCCCGAACGCAGCAACGACCCAGGCGGGTCGTGTGTTCGCCCGATTCGGCGGTGTGCCGAAGCTGCACCAGGCTTTGAAAGCGTTGCAGGAATTTCGCCGCGACCGTCGCCCTGTGCGCGACATCTCGACGATTTACCGCTGGGATTTGCCCGCAAAGAACGGGGGCACCGGCGGTTTGATCCCGGCCAAAGCCATGAACGACATTCTTGCCGCCGCGCGGCTGGAAGGCATCGTTCTGACGCCCGAAGACCTGTTTCCGCGTTGATTTGAGTGTTGCTAAAACCACAACGGAGCGAGAAAATGTCAACTGTGAAAACGTTCAAGTTCACCATTCGCAGCCGCTGGACCGGCAATCCGGTCTTCGAATGTGATCTGGAAGCCAAATTCGAATCTGCGAGCGAGGGCGTGAAGCTCGGCGCGGCGGTGAAAATGGCTATCGCGGCCAAGGCCGACCTGAGTGGCGCCGACCTGAGGAGCGCCGTCCTGAGTGGCGCCGACCTGAGTGGCGCCGTCCTGAGGAGCGCCGACCTCAGCCGCGCCGNCCTCAGCCGCGCCGACCTGAGGAGCGCCGACCTCAGCCGCGCCGTCCTGAGTGGCGCCGACCTGAGTGGCGCCGACCTGAGGAGCGCCGACCTGAGGAGCGCCGTCCTGAGGAGCGCCGACCTGAGTGGCGCCGTCCTGAGTGGCGCCGTCCTGAGTGGCGCCGTCCTGAGGGATTTAAAAGATGGGGCGCTCGCCCTGGCGCAGACCAGCATCGTCCCCGAAACGGGCGCTTACACCGCCTGGAAGAAATGCCGTGACGGCGTTGTGGTGAAGCTGCTGATCCCCGAAGACGCGGCACGCAGTAACGCCAGCGGGCGCAAATGCCGTGCGGCATTCGCCGACGTGCTGGAAATCCTTGGTCCCAAGGGCGGCAAGCGCGATGTCGCGGTCAGCATCCACCGCAACAGCTTCGAATATCGCGTCGGCCAGCGCGTAACGGCCGATGAATGGTGCAAGGATCGCTGGCAGGAATGCGCCGGCGGTATCCACCACTTCATCACTCGGGCCGAGGCTGAAGCCTATGATCTGTAACGCCAGAGCCGCAGGGCCCAGCTTTCCCCGGAACGACCGCAACCTGGCCGAAGTCTGGGGCCTGCAAGGCTTCTCGCCGGAGACGTTTTTCGTCCTCGTTGAGCATAAGACACTTGAAATCCGGCAGCAGGTTATCGCTGCCGGACACCCCCCCTCGGTCATGAACATGCTCGCCGTGCATCATGAAACCATGGTCGAGGATAGCCCGGTGGATATCGCCGTGATGGCCGCTCTTACCTGGGCGGCGACCCGGCTTGCCATTACGAAAAGCGCATGACCGAGCCGACACCCCTGGACGTTGCAGCAACCCGACTTGCCGAGCTGGTGGAAGCCTTGACGCGGGCATACCAGCAGTCCGGCAAGTCGGCGATGACCGAATTCCGGATGGTGCAGTTGGAAAGTGCCGCTGCCGCTGTGAAGAAGGAACTGAACCGATGACCACGTTCGCCGGCATCGATCCTGGCGCGCTTGGCGCTATCGCGCTTTACGCACCCGCGGACGGCGCCCTGACCATTTTCGATATGCCGGTCTTCGAGATCCTGACCGGGAAGAAAAAGCGCAAGCGTATCGACATCTACGCGCTCGCCCGGTTTTTCGATCTGCATGCTTCCAGCATCGCGCTGGTCGCCATCGAAGACGTCCATGCGATGCCCGGCCAGGGCGTGACGAGCATGTTCAGCTTCGGCCGTGCCCTCGGTGTTGCTGAAATGGCGGTCGCGGCCCATCAGGTGCCGATTGAATACATCGCCGCGCGCAAATGGAAAGGCGCCTTCGGCCTTGACGACGACAAGGAAAAGTCGCGCCTGGTGGCGACCCGTCTGCTGCCCCGCCATGCCGACCAATGGGCGGTGGTGCGCGGTGTCCGCGACAAGGAACGCGCCGCCGGCCGCGCCGAAGCCGCCCTTCTCGCCATGTTCGCCCATCGCATCGCCCAGGAAAGGAAAATCGTATGAAAATAGCGATCAAGTCTTGGTTCACAGGAACCGTTCTGTTTGAAGCCGAAGTCGATGCCTCGCTTTCTTACGGAAAGCAATTAGGTGCAGCAATCAAAATGGCTGTCGCAGCCAAGGCCGACCTGAGTGGCGCCGACCTGAGGAGCGCCGTCCTGAGTGGCGCCGACCTGAGTGGCGCCGTCCTGAGGAGCGCCGACCTCAGCCGCGCCGTCCTGAGTGGCGCCGACCTGAGGAGCGCCGTCCTGAGTGGCGCCGACCTGAGTGGCGCCGTCCTGAGGAGC